TGTCGACTGGGTACAGGAGCGGACAAACCGAGTCGAATCAAAAACAGTTCCAATCCCATCCGAAGATGTGTACAAACATGCGATGTACATATTCCAGTCTGGTTTGAGTGAAGGTCGCCGACCTGCTAAAATCGATTGGAAGGGATACTGGGACACACGTTGGTCTTCAATGCCCAACGGCTCCATCGTTAGCCAATACGATGTTGATCTGCAAGTCAAGAAACAGTTGCCTCGCGAAGCGAAGCTCAAATCTTGCTGGTTTGCAGTGAAGCGAAATAGTAGTCACACCTACTGGCATTCTCGACACCCTGAGATTTTTGCTACCACAAGCACTAAGTACGAATGGGGCAAAGTTCGAGCTTTGTACGGTTGTGATGTCACTTCTTTCCTTCATGCAGACTATGCTATGAGTAATTGCGAGGACACCTTGCCTTCTTGCTTTCCAGTTGGAAAGTTTGCGACCGACAGCTTCGTAAAAGCTAGTGTTCATAAATTCAAAGATACTGTTCCTGTATGCTTTGATTATGATGACTTCAACAGCCAGCATTCGATTGCCAGCATGCAAACAGTTATGAGAGCGTGGATTGATTGCTATTCTCCATATTTGAGTGAAGAGCAGATCAAATCCGCTGAATGGACACATGACTCACTTGAGCACATGATTGTCAATTTCAACGCTCTTGATGAGACTGTAGCTATCAATGGCACTCTGATGAGTGGTTGGCGCTTGACTTCGTATATGAACACAGTTCTGAACAGGGTTTACTTAATGTCAGCCGGTTTGGACCGCCTACTTGTCTACTCTTTACACAATGGAGATGATATGTTTGGAGGTTCACCTGACTTGCATAATGCTATACAGCTGATCAGAAATGCCAAGGCGGTGGGCATCCGAGCTCAAGTCAGCAAAACCAATTTGGGCACTATAGGTGAATTCCTACGAGTGGATACAAGAGCATCAGATACAAAGATGTCACAGTATCTAGCACGAGCAGTTTCTACTTTAGTGCACGGACGGGTTGAGACGGGAGCACCATTCGATCTAGCCTCATACCTCCAGGCTTCAAAGACACGAGTTGATGAAGTCAGGTCAAGAGGTGGATCGGACCAAGTCCTGAATACGTTGTTTGATCAATTTACTGATTTCGCATCCAGGCAATTCCGGGTTGATATCTCTGTAGTAAGAGCTATTCTTTCAACCCATCCTGTACAAGGCGGCATTGACAAAGATGCTCCTGTACGGGAAAAGAAGATCGAACGAATGACACGAGTATCATCCGACGACGATTACTACCATCAGAAATACTCATTTCTCGAACCAGGAATCAATTCTTACATTGATACCATCAAGGATAAATTTGGTTTGAGAGAGGAGGAACTGCATCGTAAGTCATTGTTGTTGAAGGCATATACGTCACTCGAGCGTGAAATCATCAGGTACGAGACAGGATTCGAAACTGATGAAAGAATCGCCATATATAGAGGTCTTCACGGAGCATGGAAAG